CTGCACGACCTTTTTCAGTCAAGATAGCAGCAGCATTTGCTTGTTCTGCAGCACGAGCAGTTGCAGCTTCAGAAGAAATTGCAGCAGCGTTTGCTTGTTCGGCAGCTTCAGCACGACCTTTTTCAGTCAAGATAGCAGCAGCATTAGTATCGATTGAAGATTGAAGACCAGCTTCTGCGTTTTGTGCACGAGTAACCTCAGCACTCAAGTCAGCAGAGTTTTGATCTACGTCACCACGAAGACCAGCTTCAACACCTTCAGCGCGACCTTTTTCAGTCAAGATTGCTGCGGCGTTAGTAGCGATATCAGAATCGTTAGAAGTGATTTGACCTTGAAGACCAGCTTCAACGCCCAATGCACGAGTTTCTTCATCAGAAATCAAATCAGCAAGCTCAGTCTTGTCTGCAGCCATTTCAGAGCGGATAAGTCCACGATCTGATGTAGCACCAGCGAAGCCAGTTGTAGCAAAGTCAACAGTAGCTTGAACGTGACCCATACGAGCCATCTTAAATTCTTCACCAGAAAGAAGACCAGTTTCGCAAGTCCATACACCAAGAGGCATTACAACTTCATCAGAAAAGTAGTCCAATTTTTTCATTACGCCTTGAGGGAACTCAATGTTCTCAGCAGGCAAGGCAACCATATCAAAACGTTCAACTTGAGCGTCATATACGATTACTCCATTATTAAAATGTTTAGCCATTATTTATTCCTCCATAATAGTAAAATAATGTGACCTTTGATACAAAACAGTTTGTACCAAAAGCAAGCTTCGGTACGGCACGTTTATGCCTCCGAAGGGTACACATAACTACACCTTGAATTTGTGAAAAGTAAATAAATTTTTACTAGTTTGGAAAACAACTTTCTAAACGTTAAAAAAAAGTTTAAAAAAGTCTAATGTTTCGGCAGCAGCGGCATTGTAGAGATTAGAATATGAAGAAGTTTGACTGCCCGTCAGTATACAAACTTACAGATGATCGAGGAGAAACCAAGACAATTTCATTTTTACCATCTATGGACTGATTTGCTCTCGCTCTTATGGTCAGTGAGTAGTTTTCTGCAGATCCGATCTCATCTGTTAAAACAAAGATCTGTCCATTTGCTAAAGCTGATGCATCTGGTAGTGTAATCACAGCAGGTTCAGTCATCTTAAGAGCAATAAAATAATCATCAGCTTTCATGTTGTAGCTGGTTGTTGTCTCGATTCTATTTCTAACTTCAATACCGGGCTGGTTGATAACCTTTATTATGTTACCATTCTCGTCGACTGATAGAACTTTTGATGAATGGCCATCTGGGACATTGGCTAAGTTCAAGCTAGGGATAAAGACTTTCCCGGATGATGGTTGAATAGATAGGTCTCCACTATCGTTTACATGCATGTCTGCATATGTGTAATCGGATAAGCCAAAGACTGGTGTTGTGTTTGTAAGTCTTAGTTGTGCTTCGCTATCTTTGATCTCGACCTTTCTATTGGCATTGTTGGTTCCAACAGCCAACGTTCCTTGTAGTTTTGTTGCATTCGCAACATTCAACCAAGACAATGTACCAACAGCTGTGATGTTTGTCTGATTTGCTGTTGTAAGACGACCAGCAATAACATCAGCATTTAGCCAATAAGTATTCATGGTTGTCGCATCTACAGTAGTGGTAGATACATTGTCGCTAGATATTGTTGTATCGCCATTTACAATGTTGCTTGATGTAATATTTGTGAAGTGCCCCGTATGTGACGATACGGAAACGGACGAAGAAAGTTGTCCAGCATTATCAAGAACTATGTCCCCATTGGAGCCCACTATAAGCTCTCCAAGGACTTTTGTATTATTGCCTATGTCTATACTTGAATTGTTTGTTGAAATGCTTGTAGAGTCATTTGTGACGCTTACAGATAGGTTTTGAGATCCATTACCAAGCTCTAGTTGATTTGATGTAGATGTTACACCAAATTTAGCTGTTGAGTATGATCCAACTCCAACTGTAGATGCTGAGACGAAAAGAACGTTATTGATCTCGAGATCATTGGGAGTAGACATTGTCTTAGCATTTACTACGATTGAGTCCGAGGATTCGTCTCCAAATGTTAGAGTATCTGCAGACACTGCGAAATCAGTGACTCTCGCCGATAGGGTGCCTGATACAACTAGGTTTCCTGTGATTCGTGCATCACCAGAAACATCCAATGCATGCTCTGGTGCAGTTGTGTTAATTCCGACGCGCTGACCTGTGGGAGTGATAGAAAACATTCCTTCCGAATCTGTCTGTAGATCTGTATGATGCTTTAGTGGAACAAACATAAATCCACCACCACTAGATAGTTGATTTGCTCCTAGTGATGATAGTCTGAGTTGCCCTCCACCTTCTTTAAACACTTCCATCTTCGCAGCAGGCATGTTTGTGCCCACACCTACTCCACCGACTTTTGCTACAAATGCATTTGTGTCAAGCTCTATTCCTTGACTTATAACAGCAAAGTCCATTCCAACAGCATTCGATGCGCTAACTGAGTTAAAATTAGCCGAAGAGATTGTGGCTTGCGAATTTGTGTTTGATATGTTAACTTCAGATTGCGCGGTAGGTGTTCCTAAAATTACATTTCCATTTGCATCAACTATCCGACCCGTGAGAACAATGTCTCCAAAAGTAGAGTTTGAAACGATAGCCGTCGATGAAGACAAAGCTGAAGAGGTTAATTCATTAGTAATAATTACATCCGACTCTAGTTCGTCAAACAGACCAATCGTACCACTGAATTGGGACGCATCAATTTCAATCGCATTTATATCACCAGAAACATTTAGTATCGCACCGTCAAAGGTAAGGTTCTCTTCTGCGTTAACTGTATCTCCAGTAACAGACGTGACGATTCGGTTGTCTGCGAAGTTTGTCGCATAGTTGATAGGTACGCCATCAAGGTCACCACCCCAACCGTAATAGTTTACAGCAGTAACGTTACCTGTGATGTCGAGAGATCCTGTGAACTGGTGTAGATCGTCTTCTGTGTCTCCAAATATTGAGGATCCCGAGACCTCGAAGTTGAAAACTGTTTTTGTTTGGTTTTGGATTTCAAAGTTGTGAGCGATGATATCGCCCGAGATAAGGAGAGCGTTGTCTTCATCAGACCAAAACAAGTTTGGATCGTGATCCAACTTAGTTGAGTCGCCCGATATTTGAATCGAGCCTTTAGGACCCGATGCTTGGGATCCTACAACATATGCCCATCCAAATTCTTTCGCCATTAGTCATATAATCCTGTCTCTCTTCCCATTCTTTCTGGATCGATACCTGTAAGTGAAGCGTGGATGCTATATTCCAAATCACCACCAGAACATTTCACAGACATAAATGTTGATTTAGCTTCGATAGTCATATTTTCTGCTCCGTCTAATAAATAAGACTGGCTCTCATAAAAGACACTGGCATGATGTCTACCTATATCGAATGTTACTGGCGTCAGTGCTCCGGATCCACCTGCTCCTAGGAGGAGATTGTTTGAACTTACTCTATCAAAAATAGTTGTACCAGTGTCCGGTGTTGCGAAGTAATCTTTGTAGAAATTAT